CGAGCACCAGATTTTGCCCCAGCTGGGCGACCACGACCACGCTTTTCAGCTGCTGGCTTCATTGGTTTATTATCATCAGCATCATCTGCTCCTTCTGGATCAGAGTAATTTGCTCCATAAGAATGCCCCTGAATTCTACGAACTGGTAGATCAGCCAATTTAATTTCCGTAATAAAATCTTTGTATGAAATCTTATTAGAGATTAAGTTACCTTCGTTATCGAAAGAATCTGTCAAACGATTTTTCTTTAGATTTTCTGGATCAGAAATAGTATCTTTACGCTTTAGGTCAGACATCTTTAATGGTGTATCACCTTTTGCTTTGCGTAGGTAAGCAGGAATGTCTACCTTTTGAACTGCTTCTGCTACTGGTTTCTTTGCATCTTTCCAGCCTTCAACAGTTTCAGAGCCAACACCCTTTGGATGTAGTTTAACAACTGCAGTTTTAATTTTTCCAGGTTTATCTTCTTTTTCTAAACCAGCATATTGTGCACCCTCATTCATCTCAGAGTACATATAGTCAGCTGCAGTTTGAATATAGTCAGTGGCAAGAGTAATCTTAGATTGAACCCATTCTGGCATATCAGTATCTGGTTTGAGCATATCTTTGATCATTTCAGCACATCGTGTTAGAGTTGCCAATTGATTTAGAGCCATGTCACCTTCGTAACCATACTCTTGTTCGTCTTTTGCTTCTTCTAAGTGACCAGCTTTTTTGGCTGCAGCCAAAACATCAGTACGATCTTTATATGAACCATTGAAAGTACCTTTTGCTAAATGCGGTTTATAGAGATTGTGATGTTGTGGTTTAATATGCTTTAATAAAGCAGCACCTGCTGGATGTAAATTGTCATTAAGTTCATCAATTTGTTCTACTTCTTCTGAATTCATGTTGTTGGCACGTGCTCTTGCAAGATTCTGTACCCCTGACATTTTCTGCATTGCTTGACCAGCGAGGTTTGCTGCTTTACCAGAACCTTGTTTTTTCTCAGTAGATTTTTTCCAATCACCTTCGTATTTGAAAGAGACCAGTTTACCTGATTTATCTTTTGTTGTTGTCATTTTATCTTCTTCAACCTGTTCAAATTCTTCAGCAAAGTTGACTTTGTATCGTTGTTGCAACAATGTTTGCAATGCCTTTACATTTTTGTTAGTATGAACTTGCACTGCACCATTTTCGTGCTTAACTTTTACAGTACGACTACCATCAGGATGCTTGTGACTAGAATCAAGTTTCCAACCCTCAACTTCTTCATTTGTCGGATGACCATTGATTGGTTTGTTTGCAGCTTTGTGCGCTTTGTTCTCAGGAGTACCTCTGATATACTTACGATCAGGTACTGGTGCTATTGGAGTTGGATCTGGAACATGATACTCGTCATCTTCTCGTTCTCTTTTACCAAAACCACCACCGCCATATGGATTACCATGGCTTCTACCAGAGTAACTTTGGTATCCTTCAGAGACACCATCTTTCTTCTTGTTAGTATCGTAGTAGGCACCAAGAGCCATTTTGATACGTTCTTTTTTAGACTTACCATCAAACTTTGGATTATCGCTATGAACAAAATCAGAGATGTAATCACCAGCCTTAGCATCTTTTGATAAAACTTCGTGGAGTGCATCTAGATCTTCTTGATCTAAATCGTCACCCATGTTTAGAGTTCTCATCTTATTGGCAATCAAAGCACCTCTGGCTTTACCAGACTTCATTAGATTGCTCAATTTTTGGCGAGCAACTGAACGATTGCTGAACGGATCTAACTTATTAAGTTTAGTCTTCATACGATGAATTTCGTCTAACTCTTCAGTTTCTTCTTTACGAAGAATCTTAAAATCTTGAGAGTCAAGTTCACCATTGTGGTTCTTGTCCAATTTCTTTTGTTTACCCTTCAACGCTTCCATGAATTGATTGTATTCCATTTTATTATCCTATTTTCTTCATACTAGCACGTAACATCCAACCGTGTTTTGCATGTGTATCTAGTCGATCTGCAATAAAGTTACATAAACCTTGTTTGTTTTCTCTTGTACCAAGAGCGAATACTCTATTTAGGCTTGCAATTACTTTATCGTTATCTGTAATTAGTGTTGAGAGCATATCGCTAATTAACTCTACACGAGTTTCGTTTTCGTCAATAGTTTTATAACGATATAATTCACCAAGACTGATTGGAGTATAATGATCTAACGCACGAATTTGTTCTGCAGTTGGATCTACTGAATTATAAATGTCGATATAAAGATCCCCAAAAAAATCATGATACTGAGAGAATTCAATACCCTCAATATTCCAGTGATAAGTATGGGTTTTAAAGTACATGAAGGTTTGATTTGCCATCAAGACTTTTAATGCTATTATTAATTCTTCCATTTTAACAGTTCCACTTTCTAAGTGCGAGTGCCTTACGACTTGGCTCGCCATTTGGTTTCTTCATTGGACCTTCCATACCACCCATTCGTGCACAGAAAGACTTACGACGATTTGATGCTTTACTTCCAGCTTTTAATTTAGATGGAGGAGTTGTCACTGGTGCTTGTAAATGTGCACCCTTAGCATTGTATGCATCACGACCCTTTTGGGTTAGTCCACCAGTAGATGACTTATGTCCTTTAGCATCAACTGCATACTCTAATAATTGTTCGTCAGTAAACTCTTCAAACTTTTCCCAAAGAACTTCTGGATCAATATTGTGTAACAATGCTAATTCTTCAACAACAGATTCAATTAGATCAAACTGTGCTTCAACTTCTTCATTCTTTGGTTTCTTACCAGCTTTTTTCATGGCAATGGCAATTGCTGCTTGTTGAGCCATGTTAGCAGCCTCATTTGTTTGAGATGCCTTCAATGCTGCATCAGTTGGAGCACCTTCGCTTCCAGGTGTGCGCATCTTTTCACCAGAACCAGCTTTGATTCGTTTTTGTTTGGCATGGATATTATCCCACAACCCACGCTTACCTTCTTTAATGCATGAACCTTCAGCACATGGTGTAGTTCCAGGTTTGCGCTTGTAACCTTTCCAACAGTTACAAGTTTCAGACAAATGGTCTGAGAAAGATTTAAAATACACTTGGCATACTCCCTTTAGTAACTTTACCATGAGACATTCTCGACTTCTCTACTTTACGAACACGAGAAACTAATTTTTGAGCAATGCGCCCAATAACATCTTTGCGTTTTGACATTACTTTTTCCATACGTTCTTTTTCACCAACGGAAATCTTAGAGTAATCACGACCACGTAGCATACGTTTCTTCATTAATTTAATGGCAAGACGACGTGCACGTTTATTAATAGTTGTTGGATTTGAGAAACGCTGTAATGCAATCCTAGTGGAGCGACCACGTTTTGCAGAAGTCTTGCGTAGACGAATCTTACCTCTCATACGTTCTGTACGAGAAAGAACTTCCATCAAATCATACTTTGATTCTTCTTGTAGTGGTGGAATCTCTTCACCAGTATCATCATAGACTAAAACAATTTCGTCTTCTTCATAGAGATCTTCAATGTCTTCGTCAGTAACAGAGTTTACCATCTCATCAATTTCTTGTTCAGTAAAATCTTCTTTGAAGAATGGATCGAATGGTTGATTGTAAGAAGTTTTATCTGTACCAACATCACATTCGCATTTAGGTTCACCACACTCTGGACAAACTTCTTTCTTTTTAGTTTCTTCATGTAGATCTGCACCAACAGTTTTATGCGGGGATCTTTTAACATGATCTACAAAGTTCTTAGCATCACTGTGCGATTTGAATTTGAAGAAAGCACCTTTATCTGAATGTCCATCGAATTCACCGCCATGTGTGTTAACACCAGACATTACATGCTCAACATCTTTATCATGAGGTTGTTCGCCATACTTGCTACCATCATCCACATGAACGATATGATTCTCTTCTAATTCTTCTTTGTATTGACCATGTTTCTTTAGATCATTATCGAATTGTTTGGTAGTTGCTTTGTTGATACCTTTGAAACGCTTGTCACCTTTAGCATAGTTACCAGAAGCATCCGCTGCTTTTGCAGATGCATGTGATGCTGTTTTATATCTTGCCAATAGATCAGTAGACAATTCATCAATTTGAATTTCTTCTTTAACAGTATCTTTTGTATTGTAATTATAGAATGTCATGAACCCTTTAGTTTTACCCTTTGGTTCTTTGTCATCTTTTTTAGCACCAGTATCTGATGTACTTACATCAAGTTTATCAGTACCATTTGGTTGGATAACACCTTCGTTCATTACTTTGTCTTCCATTGGTTGGACATCTTGAATCCATTTTGATACAAGTTTGCCAGATTCTTCTTTTAACAACAAATGATTTGAACCACGTTTTACAATAGTAAATTGCTCGCCATTTGATTCAACGATATCACCTTCGTTAAAAATCTCTCCACGAAAATATTGTTCACGTAGTTTATCTTTAACTAGAACAAGTTGCTCTTTAACTGGATCTAAACCTAAACCCATGCGCACATCGTTCATTAAACGACGACCATCAAGTTCACGAATAGTGCTTGGCAACTTCTTCTTAAATTCTTCGTACAATCCTTTAACTGCCAACTGCTTCATTTTAGCATAATTAGCGTCAGGATTCTTCTCGTTGATTGCAATAATTTCGGTGTTTTCTTTAACAAGTTTCTTGAGTCCAGCAACTTGTTCGCTTCCAGCAACAATTACAATCTTTTTGTATTTCTTTGATAGTTCTTCAAGGAGATTGCTAATCTTGGACTCGTTCACGGACTTGAACTTAGTCTTTGGGAACATTAACTTTAAGTAGTGTTCCTTTTTGTCTTCTTGAATAAGACTATCTTTAGTGGATGCGTAGATGACGTGGTCGGTATTCTTCTGTTCCGCCAGTCTATTGACAGTTTTAACCAACAACTCATGTGCGGTAGTTGGAGGATCAAAATCTCCAAGTGCACATACCAATGTAGTTGAGGGTAATTCTTTTATTAGTTGTCTATAATCTTTCATACGATCCATCTATAAAGTAGTACATACTTATTTAGGAGTTTGTATCCTTACATAGTGGATATTAGAGCCTGTGCTGCAGCAACGATCCAACGACAGGCGATTTCGTCTGAGGCTAGTTCCTGCTGAGCACGAATATCAGCGATTTCTTGTAGTAGGAATCCGTATTCTTCGGAGGTTAGTTCTCCATTAGAGTAGTTTTCATGGATTACTAGAAGTTCGTTTGCCAATGCTGCTGCTGGACCACCAAGTCCAGCCTGTTCTCTTAATTCATTGAGGATACTCATTTTCTACCTTTCCAAGCATCGATGGTAACATCGACTCTTGTTCTATTAAGTTTAACAATGCTTTCGCAGAATGTATTGCTCTTACTATCTTTTGCTTTCTTTAATGCTTCTTCCATTTTTCCAAATGAATCGGATTGTGGATCACCACGTTCTGTAGAGTAAACCTTAAGAGTTTCTACTTTATCTAATACTGGTTGCCAGTTAGATTTGTCTTCACAACTAATTTTACTTAGTCCTACCTTAACATCGATTGCCTGACCAAACATAACTGGATCATGTGGCTTAGGAAAGATTACTGCACAACCAGATAATGCTACTGCTAAAACTAAAATTAGTTTCTTCATTTCATAGCCCTTCTAAGATCGTTGTATAATTCATCTTTGTGTTCTGGTTTCATCTGTGAAGATAGATGTTTGTGGAATTCTTCTTTCTTACCAGATGATGCTAGTTCTCTTAACTTAGTTCCAGATACACCTTCAACACCTTTGGCATTTTCGTCTCGTTTACCAGCGTTCTCAAAAGAAATATCTTTAAAGTTGTAGTAACCATGAGCACCCTTAACTCCATTATACTTCTTGAGTAACTCTGCCATTGGAGCACGATCTGAGCCACCAGCAAAGTGTAAATGCGTCACACCTTGTTTATGTAACTCAGACGCTTGATGCAATAGAGTTGGTTTATCTTTATCTGCAACTACAACATTAGTTCCAGGGAATGCATTCTTAGCATGCTTTAGTTTTTGTTCTGGACTTAGAGGATTCTTACCATCTTTTGTATCATGTGACCCAGATAAAACTAGAGTATGATCACCACCAAATTTCTTGGCAGTATCGTGCATATGTTGAACAAGTTTTTCATGACCAGCAGTTGGAGGATTCATACGACCAAATGCCATTGTGTGATGAACTTCTTCTGTTTTTGGTTCACCACGATTCTTTAATAGATTTTGTTTTGCAAAGACTTTACGATTAACTAACTTGGTTGGCTCTGTCACACCATTGTGAGTGTGATTGTATACGAAACCCTCTGGCTTCGAAGCAACACCACCGATGGCATGAGCATAACCACCTTCATTTGATTCTAAACTATTAACTAATTCATTCTTAGCATTCTGTAGATGACCATGCATCTTTAACAGATTATCATAGTGTTCTTTGTTCTTTTCAATATGTTTTAACTGTTTGTCAGCATCAGCAATAATCTCTTGCTTTTTAGCAGGTGTTTTAATCTTGTCGAACTTTTTCTTTAATTGACTAGAAACATGATTAGAGAAACCTTCAGTGGAAGGTGTTTCACCAGTACGAACTGTTTGATTGATGTAGGTTGCTAGGTGTCCTGCTTCACCACTATGTTCTGGATGAATCGCTTTATACATCTTATCGCCATGTTCAGTATGAATGGCTTTGGCTTTACCCATCTCATCCAAGAATCTATCTTGTGCTTCTTTTGGATGGTGAACTAAACTTGTATCATAACTAGCAGTGTGATGGAAAACATCTGGATCATTACCGAAATCGCTTTCAGAAACATTACCAGTAGCATGCATATTTGCAAGGTTAGTTCCTTCATATTTTGTATGAGTAACTACACCAACTTTAGCCTTGCTAATCGCTTCTGCTTTTTTACCACGAGCACTATATGTAATAGTATTTGGTGTAAAGGATACAGTTCCGTCTTTGTTATTTTTAACATCAGGTTTAGTGAACATCATGTCACCTTGGAAAACTCCCTTCTTTGGAGCAATCTTTGGTAAATGTTGTAAACCTGCTTTTAGTTTTTCTACAAGACCTGGAGCATGTCCATGATTCTTTTCAACATCTTCAGGTGTATAATTTAACTTTGGATTTTTATTAAAGGCAGACTTTGAAGCAACAAAGAATTTACCATTTTCTGGATTAGTTCCATAAACAATAGATGGTGAACCATCATACTTCATTGTCAATTTGTTTGATTGAGTTCTTTGGTTGATCTGATGATTAACACCATGAAGTGCATTGTAAGCATGATTGAATCCATCGGCTCCATGGAACAATGGGCGATCTTCAGCGTGAGTAATATGTTTGAGTTTTGCACCTTCTTCTGGTGCAGCCTCAATTAAAAAGTTCTTGAATCCTAGTATCATATTACTATTATACCTTAATTTGCAATATTTGTCAAACAATAACCCTACAGACTTGAGGGGATTAGTGCTGTTTGTTTACGAGACTTAGAGAGCCAACTGTGTTCTGCATTGGACCAGAGTTGGACTTAGTCGTTAGTTGAGCCACATTAAATGTTTTACCATGGTTTTTATGTCCAGGTTTATTTAATTTACCCTTGATATAAGTCGTCTGTCCATCTCCACCCTCAACACTTAAATTAGTAAAATTGTTCAAGTGTTTCTGGGCATATGTATGCTGGTCATTAACTTCTGGAACATGACTTCCATCTGACATTTCTCTTGCATGAACGATTGAATGTTCAAAAGTTGTTTGTGGTGAAATTAATCCATTAAGAGTATTTCTCAATTCGGAATCATCATGAGTTCCATCAGGATTAACTTTAACCTTTTTCTTAAGCCCTTCAGCAATAGAAGCAGCAACTCGTTTTCTTGCTTCTTGTCCAGAAGAAACAGCTGCTTGTGTTCTATGGGCAACTGTATCCATGAATTCTTTTCTATCTTTATCAGATTTTAAACTATCATGTGCTTGTAAGAATGTAGTTGAGTGCTCATGCATTTTCTTTTCGTCAGCATTAAGTTTCTCACCACTTTTAAGTTTCGCTTCTAACTCTGCGTGTTGAGCACGAACTCCAGGAATTCCCTTTCCAGGTTCATTGCTGGTTGCCATCTGTTCAATCTTCCATTGTGCATGGCGATCATCACGACTCTTTGGGCTATACCCAATTGCTTGCATATGGTCATCATGAGGTTTCATTAATGAAGCAAAGTGACCAGATTCATTTCCAGTAATCTTTTCTAGTGAGTCAAGTCCTGGATTATTTAAGTTTGGATCGTGCTTACCGATCTTAGCAGAGATGCCATGCCAACGAACATGGTTACCATCTTTATCTACAATCTGGACCATCACATCAGCGTTTGATTTTGGATCGTGAACACCAGTTGTTTTGAAATGATCTCCGTTTACCTTTTCACCTTTTTTGTTTATTTTGTCTGCGTTTGAAGTCCAATAAACTTTACCAACTTTCTCACCTTCAGCAAGATATTTCTTTCTCCAAGCATCGGCAGAATCAGATGCAGCCTTGTCAACTCGTGCTGCTTTATCTTTATCCATTCTACCAAGAATGTTTTTCTGAACATCTTCTGGGGATCCGTTGTGTGCTGCATCTTCTTTACCGTATGAACGATGGTGTTCTGGAAGATGTTTTTCTTCTTCCTTCTCACTTGATAAGTGATGAGCAAGTCTCAACTCATTGAGTTTACCCATATCATCGTTCTCAGAAACTTTCTTAACTTCTATAAGAAATTCTTCGTAAATTGATTGTAGGAGTGAAGTTGGTTTAACAACTTCAGTTAAGAATGATTTAAAATTTAACATATTAGTTTACCGTACCAAATAATTTTTCGAAATGTCCAGGTATATCTAGCGACCATGGTGAAGCGACTAACATTTTACCGTCCAGTCTTCCCTGCGCACGAATATTTCCTGTGGCTACTTGCTCTCTTGTTTTACCGTCCATTTTAGAACCACCTCTACCGAGTCTTAGTTCTACTTGCATTGATACACGCAATTGTGGCACTGGTAAATTTAATGGATTGGTATACAAGTAATATAAACCTGCACCACCAATCTGAATATAATAACAGTTCTTCTTTTTATAATGTGCATGAAGAAATGAACTATCAACTGCTACTTTACCATTGAGAGGGACTAATAATCTTTCTCTTGTTAGTTCTTCCCAAACATGTTTTGTGGACTTTAATGGAAGTCCTCGAATACCTGCTGCAATTGCTGGAGGATTCTTTTCTTTTGAATATTCCAATAACGCATCCAGATGTTTCTTCTTTGTATCCAGAATACTTACAATCTTTTTATCTAACTCTGGATCAATCTCAGTCTTTGCTGAGACTTCAAACTTTCCAGAAGCCATATCGTAATTGTAAGATCCACCACCCATCTGGGCAGTTCTGTCTTGTTTGATTTCTATATTGATTATCGCATTGTTGGATTTGCGAATAAGGACGAGGTCTGGTTCTGCAGCAGAAAATGCAGCAGTACCTCCTGGTTTGATTTTCAAGTCGGTGTTGAGGATCTGTTCGGAAATGACTCCCAGAACTTTGTTCTCATACTCTACACCACCTGTGCCAACTGACATTCAAACTCCCTATTAATATAGAAACTATCTATATTATTTAGGACGACGAGATGCTCGGATAGTTCTTTGGTATTTACGATCCCACTTGGCGATCTGCTGCATCAACTTAGGAATTGCAGCGTTATTACGGTAATCGTAATTGAATGCTTTGAGGATGTAGTTAAGAGTGGAAGAATCTTTAGAGTACTTTGCTCTATTGATTAGTTCTTCTGTGGAGATGGTTGGTTTGTAGATTTTGAAATCAAGTAACACACAGTGGGCATATGCCTGAATTTCATCGAACTCGGAAAGATATCTTCTCTCAATGTTCTTTTTTTCATGGTTTACTTTCTTGTAAGGAACGATGTAGTTTGACCACTCGTCTCCTCTTCTGTCGAACTGCATGAAGTGTATTAACTCATGCATGTGTGTCTGTAGTATGCGGTACTTAAACTTATTCCATGTAGTTTCAGTGAATGGAAACCTATCGAAATTAGTTGTATATATCTGGATGCAACACTGTCTTTCATCTGGTCCATATTCACCACCGACAGCTACATAACTATCGTAGAGTTTTGCTTTGGATTTTTGTGGAAGGAACTCGACTTTAGTTCTCCACTTTTTGAAGTAGTTTGAAAGACCCTTACTATCATTGCGATAGTTGTCTAGGTCTTTCCACACTTTTGATGGTATATATTTCGCTCTGAATGGTCGCTCGTAAAAGTTGAGCAAGTCCATCCAATCGTAATTAGCGTTTTCTAGGAATTCAAAATTGCATGACATTTTACATCCCAGAAAGGCATTTTACATCTTGAAATTACCTTCCAAGAATGCGAGTACCTTTCCCTGCTCCTCCAAGTTAGTGTTACTAAACTCAGTAATATAAGGCATCAGTTCAAAGTTTGATAGTAGATTACTATATTTAGTCGCACGACCTTTTAGGAAAGTCTCAGACTGGTCGGATCCTCGCTCGATGTAGCGTTCTTTTAGCGTGGAATCAGGTACTTTAAGATAAACCACTTGTAAATCAATACCTTGCATATTCATAGAAAACTCTAGGAAAGACTGGTTGAAAATTCGATCTCCTTCAAAGAGAATATTGGAGGTAGTTTCCTTAACGAACTCTTGTGCCACTGGCTGGACTGCCATTGATAGGCGATCTGTTCCAGCGAAGGTTTCACCATCCTCGTACTTACCTAGAATGTATAAGTCTAGGTCTTTACAATAGAGTGCAGGAAGCATTTTCTTTGGTTCGACTCTTTCCCAAGTCTTACCTTCCATGAACTTACGGAATAGAGTAGTCTTACCAGTTCCAGGTTGTCCACCAACAGCGATAATCTTACGCATTGCGAGCCTCATTAATTAGATCCTTTAATTCGCCTTCAGTGAACACCCATACTCTTCCAAGAAAGTGATGAGTGTCGCTATCAACATTATGTTTCTTTGTGAATGTTGCTTTCTTAATTATATCTCTTGCAAGATTCTTAGACAAGTTTTCTTTAATCTCATCTGCATAAGTTGGAACAGTTTCTCTTAATTTGGCTAACTCGAACTCTGCAACCTTATGCTCAACTGTAATCTTATTAAACGAATGTGTATCAAGAAAGTCTTCCATATCGAATCCACCAAATGCAAGTGCACTAGATCCAACTGCGGTATTATACATACCAGTAGTATTAGAAGAAACTGTAATAGTTCCAACTCCAAGATTTCCATTACTGTCAAGTGTCATCGTACTCATGTAAACATCTCCAATCCATTTAATATAGGTTCTTCATCATCAAACATCCAATCCATATTCTGCATTCCACCAGTGCTAAGGAAAGATGTAAATTTCTCTTTATCAATACCATGTCTATGGTCTAATCTAAAATCAATTGTTTCTTCTCTTGATTGCCATAGAACATTCCAATCAATACCATACCAACCATCTTTCTCGCACTGCATAATTTCTTCTGCTTGTCTATCAAGATAGTAACCAAGATACCTTCCATGACTCTTTCTGAAAATCTTTTTGAAAGAACATAGGCAGGTTTCCATGGTAAAGTAATCTATTTGTGAGTCCAGTTCTGGGAATCTTTCTTTCGTCTCAACGAGAATGTCCCTCGCTTGTGCTTCCAGATTTGAATAATCGACTCCAGTGAGTTTTCTGTCCATATCGTCATCTTTCCCAATGGCGAGAAGTAATCCATTACGATGAGAGCGAGACCCATCATAATCATCAAGCATGAGGCTAGTAGGAGTGATATGGACACCAGCAGTATGCTTAAGATGCTGAAGATAAAACCAAGTGGAATAACGACCAAACTTATGCAACCCAGACTTAATGCCTGTCCACAGATTATTAAAGTTCTCTTCCTCAGATTGTCCATAGTATTCTTTCAGTTTTTCTCGTTGTGTTTTATTACCAATGAATTGCTGATAAGAAGCAAACATCGCAGGGAGATGTCCTTTGTTCCACTTTGTATCAGTCTGATATCTTAATCGTTTATAGTTGGCAGTGTTCCATTGAGTAATACGATCAACTGTTGCCAACTCAAAGTCAGGAAACTCATTCATGAGAATCCAAGCAGTTGGAAGATAGTATGTATTACCATACAACCAACACAACCATAACTTCTGCTCATCATTATGCTCATATCGTTTGTTAAGATAGTTCGTTGCCCATACTGCTGGATCACAATCATCATACTTCAATGACCATGCATACCAACGAATGAACGCTTCCCTACGATTTTGTTCTAGTCTATAATCCATTATAATAAAAACTCTTCAAGTGAAGGTTGTTCCATTAGTGCTTCTCTCAACCATGCCTTACCAACTGCATCAATTGCTGCTTGACTTTTTGCTCTTTTCTTTTCACCCCATTTATAGGATTCTAATCCTTCAGCACGAAATTGATCTCTTGCTTTGTATGGTGGCAGTGCTTGAAGTGGGCTGACAATAGCATTATTACGATAGTCTATTTGTTCCACTCTCGTAGGAAATAATGGTTGGTCAGATCTAAGAGAGCCAGTTGGATCGACTGCCCAGAAGATGAGACCATTTTTATTGTGCCATGTAACGGAAGATGGAGTGCATGACATTTTAAGTCGTTGGGTTTTGCGTTCTCCGACTGCATATTTGATCCATTCATCCCAGCATTTACTTGCATAACCATTTCCTTCTTGTCCTTCAAGTGTAACTATCTCATATAGATTCGCATAACCATCACGATTGAATGTCGCAAAGATTAGCGAAACAACATCACCATTTACTTCAAGAGCCAGTGGTGGTGCTTTATCATAATTGTGGAAACGATACCACAATGAATGTGCAGCCGATAAGAATTTGGTATTCTTACCAGCTGGACTATTTTTAATTAACTCTTCAACTCTTGTTGAATTAACAAAGTTCATATTGTAAGTCCACCGCATCTTCAATGACTTCTTTTTCAATTGTCATTGCGAGTTGGTCATCAAATGTAATGTAATGATTCATCAAAGTGTTAATCGGAAATCCTGGAACTTCTGCTCGTTTTGGAACATCAGCAGTAGAAGTAATTATACATCCATTTGAGATATTTGTCAAGTATAATGGACGCTTACCATTGCGATAGAATCTAATAACTTTATCAACATGTAATTCAATAACTGCAAGACTTGAATCTTTCCAGCGAATCAATGGACTGATGCAATCCTCTGCTGTATGTAAAATCAATTCAGTATCGTTTTTAGTTTCACAATCATAACCATAGAGTTCTTTCCACTTCTCAGGTAACTCTTGAGTGATAACTCCATTGTGAACTACTGAAAGATTCTCGTTGGCAATTGGTTGATTGAATTCTAAATCGCTAGTGCTATAACGACAGTGACCAATTAAATAAAGACTACCATCTTCATTCACATAACTTGGAAAGTTGAATGGGAATTCATCGGCAGGAACTGGTCGCTTCTCAGTGATAATCTTTCCATGCTTAACATAGGAGATTCCAGTAGCGTGCATCCCTCGAATCTTAGATTCAAGGAACACACGATGAAGCATTAAGAAATCCTCTGCACGAGGTTCTTTAATAATCGCACCAATCACTGAACACATTAGAAGAATCCTTCAAGTGAATTTGCCTTTTGTGATTCTGGGTGATACTTCATTAGTATATCATTACCAAGTTTACTCTCAAGGTATTCATACCATTCTTCTGATTCCCACATAGAAGAACTAACACCATTCCAAAGATGTCGTTGAGAACCATCTTCATATTTTTGGTCTGGATGTTCTTTGTTAAGTCTGCGGTGTTCAACAAAGTCATAACGACAATCTTCGTATTGTTTTGAACCCAACTCAAGCATCTTCTCACGGAAGTAAACAACTAATGAGATTCGCTCTGCTTCTTCATCGAGCAATTGAATCTGAGTATTGCCATGCATCACTTCATGATTGTTAATGAGTAGCAAATCTCCAGGTCTTGGATTAACAGCAACACGATACTCTGGTGCAACCAAATAACAACCTGTATAGTTACCATTGTTTGTTAGAGTCAATAGATTGGATAGACCAGCAGTAAAGTCACCTGCATCGTAGTGACAAGCAGTTCTGAAAGACTTATTAACAGTAACAGTAGTGAATGGAGTTTCTGGAACTAAGAATGCAGGATCCAGTTTCTTTGCTGCTTCCATTTGATTGTTGTATCTCCATGGCAACAAGTCTTTAAAACCCTGCGCAAGTTGTTGCAAGAATGGATATGCCATGGCAAACTTTGCTGGTTCACGAGCAGTATAAGATGTTGCACGACCATAAGGAATGCGAGGATAACGATCGAACCAACCAGCAATACCAGACATAACACCATTGGCATAGGTAGTTGCGCAGACATATGCTTTTTCTACTCGTCTTGCTTCGATAACCATATCAGATGCATCTAATTTACGAACTTTCTCAACCCACTCATTGAAAACAAATTTATCTTTCTTAACTGCTTGGATACCCCAAACATTATTTCTGGTAGATGGTTTATCAGTCTTACCTTCATGCTTGGCTTTAATAACATCAATTGGATCTCCGTCCAGTGATGCCTTTGGATTCAAGAAGTAATCAATAATTTCTGATTCATATTCAGTGACCCACTCACGATTACCCAACTTCTCTGCTCTTGGACCTGCAGCCATACCTCTATTCTGAGTTTCGGTTGCTGCTTCACGAAGTCCAATGTATGCTTGATCTTGTTGTTCTTTTGTAAAGTAATTCTTACGGAACTTCAAAACGATTCTCTCTTCAGAGTATGTCATCTCTGGATGTCCAGGAATTTCTGGCATATAAACATCACAGTCCTCTTCAATGAGGAAATCATAATGTGACTCATCTGGAAATTGTCCCATCATGTGAGACATATCATGTTTTTGTTTTGCTACGATTACCTTAGTCATATTCTCTCCTAAAACTTAAATCCGTCAAACGATTCTGCTTTTTGTCTGCGACCAAAATTACTTTTATCAAACATTGGTTCATCGTCATCGTGCTTTCCTGAATCACTTAGCGTTTGTGCCGATGCTTCTACATCATACAGTTTCATCTTTGCTCTATCAACCCCAATAACAAATCTCTTATAGAATCCTGGATCGTTATAGCGATTCTTCAACTGTTTAACAATAATCTGATTCAATCCTTCCAACTCTTCATTGCTGACCAAAGCAAACATAAAGTCAGCTGTCGCTGGCAAACCAAAAGATTCAGAGGTGTCTTCAAGTCCTGGATCCGAGTTTGTGAATCCAGAACGAGTCGTTTGAGTGGCTGATACAATGGGAACATTATACTCAACTGCCAATCCTCTTAACTCTTCTGCAATGCTCTTAATATATGTATAAGAGTTAATACTTCCACCTTGTTTCATTCGTTGACTCGCACAAATATTGAGATAGTCAATGAAGATAATATCAGGTTTGAATTCTCGTTTCAACTTTAGTTCTTCCAGCAAAGCACGGAAGTGACCAGAGTGGGCACCAGCAGTTGGGTATTCTTTGACAATTAGTTTACCTTTAGTTTTAGCCGTAATCTTAGCAATACGACTTTCATAGATATCCCTGTCAATAACTTTTAGTTCATCCATGGTTAGGTTAAGAAGATTCGCATCAATCCTTTCAGCGATACGCTCTTCTGCCATTTCCATAGTTATGTATAAGACATTTTTACCTTGAGTTAGGCAACCTGCACCCACGTGACACATAAACAAAGACTTACCAACACCAGTGCCAGCAAGACAAATATTAAGTGTTTTCTTTGATAGTCCACCCTTAGTGATTTTATTGAACATGTCAAGGTCGAATGCAACCTTCTCTTCCACCCTATGATAAAAATCATACCTCTCATTGTGGTCATCAAGATAGTCATGCCCAATATGATTATCAAATGAAACGGCAAGAGCATCAGAAAGAATAGAAGGGATCGCATCTTGCGTATGTTGCTTGTCGTTGCCGTCAATGATTCTGATTGCCGAGAGAACTCCATTATAAATTGCCCTATCTTTACAAAACTTTTCAGTATGTTCTAACATCCAGTCTTCATTGACTGGTTCCTGACTCAATGTGCCGATAAAGTCGCCAAGTTCAGATAACTCTTTATCGTTGAGATCTTTCCTGTTGCTAATTTCAATCTGTAGGATTTCTTTGGATGCTGGTTTGTTATACTTCGTGAAGAAAGAAACAATCTCGTCTGCCAAGATTACTTCTTTGCGCTCTGCAAAATATTCTTTCTTGATAAATGGGATTACTTTACGACAATAGTTCTCATCAAATATCAGATTGCTCAGAATCTTTTGTTCTATTCGCATCAATTTCTGTTCCGCCTGTATATGTTAA